CTACGCTTGGCGCAAATTAAACTGTGAAAAAGTATTACTTTCGTACTGCGGCCCGAACTTCGGCGGCGTGGCAGATTGCTCACCCCAGGTCGCCGTCGCCCACTTCCGCTTGGCCATCATGCCCACCGTCACATAATGCTGCTGCGAGCGCCGTGTCATGTGGCCCGCATAGGCCATCATCACGTGAATCGGCACGCCGGCTTCAGCCATGCGCGTCAACCCGGTGTGGCGCAGATCATAAGGCCGCAACCAGTCAAGTCCGGCAGCGGCGCGCACCGCGTGCCAGCGTTTCTTCAAGCCAGAATCTGACATCGCCCGCTGAGGATCATAGCGGCGCCTGCTCTCCCTGATCGGAAACAGGCAGTGATGCGGAGCTGTCGAACCAAGCTGCCTGGCGCGCTCGATCAAGCATTCGACGGCGAAGATAACCTCCGGAGTCTCGAGCGGGATGGTGCGCATGCGGTATTTGTTCTTCGCCCCCTCGCGGCGAATCTGCAGGATACCCTGGCCAGGTACCACATCCACGAGTCTCAACGCGCGCAACTCGTTGGTCGAGGCCGTCGTTTGCAGCGCCAGCACCGAATACCAGTAAATGAACTGCCACTCCACGCGGCTCGCGGCAACGGCCAGGAATCGCCTTTGCTCATCAGGCTGCATGGCGCGAGGCAGATCGAGCTCGACCGGCCGCAATGGCTGGAAGTGGAGCGACTGCTCCTCGCCCCAAAGCTTGGCGGCGCGCAGAATGCGGAGCAGCAAATCAATCTCCTTGCGGATGCGATTGGCGCCGCAGGGCTTCTTCCACGCCGCGACCGTCAAATCACAGACGGACCGCGCGCGCTGGTATTCGCGCAGGTGGCCGGCGTGGATCTCAGAGAGCCGCAAGCCGAAGAAGAACTTGCCCAGCGCCGACGCGCAGGCCTTGTAATCGCGCAACGTGCGATGGGACAGGTAACCGGCATTCAGCACCATGACACCGTTTTGCGCGCAGTCCAGGGTGCGATGCGCGATCCAGATGCGGAAGGCCTCGGGAAACAAGAGGCCAGGAGTGACAGACTCAAAGGAGAGCGTCTGCGACCCCGCGCAGGCGGAGCAATCGACATGCCCAAAAGTGTGTTGCAAAGATAAGCATGGCTCAATAACCTCAGACATTTAGAATCCTTCTTTCCGCCGTTTATCCTCCTCCCTTCCGTAGTGAATTGCAATACAACTTTCGTTTACTTGACACAATCTCTGGAATTGTAAGACAATCCCTCCATGAGCGCAAAACCGAAGACCAGAGAAAGAAAACTGAAGACCACGCCAGTCAGCGTGCGCGTAAGCGATACGCACCTGGCCGAGCTGGCGCGGCTGATCAAGAAGACCGGAGTCCAACAATCGGCCCATATCCAGATGGCCATCAGCGAGTACCTGGAAAGAAGGAGAGCGTGAAAAAACAGCCTTCAGTCCTCAACTCTCAGCTCTCAGCTAAAAAGGCGGCCGCTCTCCGAAGCGACCAGGTTGGCCTGGCGGGTGAGGGTATGTTTACGGCCGCCAGGGTCTTCGGTAACTACGTACTTATGCCGCCCGCTGGGCATCCAGACGATGGAGCGCCCCATCCCCCGCTGCACGGCGCCGCCCTCCTCGTCTTTACCGATCAGCTTGAGAAGAAAATCCAACTGGTCGGGCGTCAGACGCCGAAGATTGCCGGGGTCATCCCTCCAGGACGGCCGAGAGAAGATTGAGTCGATAAGGTTGTGAGCGGTCATAAGAGCAGCCCTCAGCTTTCAGCTATCAGCTATCAGCAAACACCAAAGGAGAATTTAATGGAAAATCAGGCGACTCAAACCAATCCAAAAAGCAGCGGCCATTCCAATGCGGGCATCTGGATCATGGGTTCAATTCTTGGTCTCAGCATGATTGCGGCCGGCGTCTTTGCAGCATTGAGCCCTTCAACTCAAACTACAGCCGCATCCCCGACGCAGACCGAAATACCGCAGGAGAAACAATTCAACCACGCGGTGGGCGGCGCGGTGATGCTGCGCGAAAGAACGCGCGACCCCGACAGCCTTAAAATCACCAGCGCCCTGGTCATGCCGGACGATACAGTCTGCTACGAATATCGCAGCCGCAACGGCTTTGGCGGCATGGGCAACGCAACCGCCATGCTTTTTGCTGGCATCCTCCTCAGCCACGAAGACGCGGATTACCGCAAACTCTGGAAAAGCTACTGCGCGGGCCACATCGGCAACAACCTGACAGAAGACGCCAACTACGGGCTGGATGCATATAAAAAGTTACACAACGACTGAGTTACAGCATGCCGTACAAAGTGCAGACCGTTCCCTCCACAAAGTTCGTGCCACCATTCGGCTTGAGCGTGATCTCGTTGATCGCGGCAGTGGACATCCACTCCCCGCTGCGTGCTATATAACCTCGCAGGCCATTCCAATACGTATCCTCCGCCAGGATGGCTTTATAAAAAGACGTGTTAGCGTAGTTTCCAATCAGGCATCGAGCGAGAGCGGCCCTGGTCGGAGAATTGGAATCTTGCAGATCGCTGAGTTGCAGCGAAGTGGCCCCGTTGGCTACATAGGCATTGACGCCTGGAGCCGCAACGATAAAAGAGCAAGCCCAGTTATAGTTCGCTCCCGTGTCGCCATTGAAGATCATGTCAAGAGAGTCACTGGAGCTGCTGGTAGCGCTGGCGCCGGAAAAGACCAAAAGAAGATCAGAATAGCTATTTGGAATTGAAGAGAAATCAATCGAGGCCTGGCCGCCGGAGCTGACCGTCACCTTGGCGAGCTGCACCAGCGCACTGCCTCCGCCCGCGCCGCCAGCGACCGACGTCAATCTTCCATCCGCCTCCACCGTGATGGTGGGGTTGTTATAAGTTCCCGGCGTTGCCCCTGTTGCCGGCAATGCCAAATCAGAGGGTAGATAGACACCGCCGATGCGCGGGCCGTAGAGAATCCTTGACGCTGTGTCGAGATAGAAGTCGCCGTCGCTGCCTGGCGTACCTATCTGTTTGGCATAGAATGCGATAGCGGTGAAGTCGCCGCGGTCGCCATCGTTCACTGTGAAGGAGATGGCGGCCGTGTTGGAGCCTGAGCCGCCGCTAAGATTATACTCCACCGCCATCGGCTGCGAGGCACCACCACCGCCGTTGCTGGTGGCAAGCGTGAAGCCGCTGCCGGCGGTGAAAACTGCCGGGGTTCCATCGCCCCAAAGCAACGCCGATACGGCATAGATCAGATCGCCGGCAACCGATGCCACCACTGCTGCGCTGGCCGGAGACGCCATGTTGTAGACCGGAGCGCTCATTGCATCAATCAGCGCCGACGCGCCAGAGAATTCAGAGACGGCAGTGACGGGCGACGTGACTCCGGTCTGGCTCCAAGTGACCGTGTTGGCGCCGCTGGCCGGGGCAATCCCGTACCAGATGGTCGCGGCGATCGTCAAAGTGCTGGCAAGAACTTGGGCGCGGGCATAGACCGTGCCGACAGTGTCGGTGGGCTGCAAATCATAACCAAAGCCGGATTCGCCAACCTCGAGAACTATGAGCAAGTTGCCCTCGGTGACGTTCGAACCAAAGGCCAGAGAGCCGCTGGTCGGATTCACTGCGCTCTGCACGTGTGCCACGGTTGCCGGTGTTCCGACCGGCGGAACTCCAGCGCCGGTATGAATGACGCCGGCCGAGCTTCCGCCGCCGCCGCTCGAGGAGATCACGCCTCCGGAGATGGTGATGGTGCTGCCGTCCGGTTTGACGATGCCAAAGGCCGACCCGGTAGCCACCGGCAGATCTGCCGGCACCAGCGCGCGCAGTGCGGCCGGCGCGCTCGATCCATCGGCGGGCGTGGCTACAACCTCATTGCCGGATCCGGTGGGTAAGCCGCCCGAGCCGCCCGCTGGAACCTCCCAGGTGGCGTCCGCCTTCAAAAACTTTCCAGCCGCTGCCGAGCCGGCTGGAGGCGCGGGCACACTGCCGCCCTCGCCGCCGCCGCTGCCGCCCGTATCGCCGATCATAGGCGAAGCGCCCGGCGGAACTTTCCATGTAGCGTCCGCCTTCAAAAACTTGCCCGCGGCCGCATCGCCGGCGGCTGGCGCAGGCACGTTGCCCGAGAGGCCTCCGCCGGAGCTGCCATTGTCGCCGACCATCAACGGATCATAAGCGCTCTCGTTGCAGGTGGGTGTTCCGCCGTCATTCTGCCACTCGATGTTCTGCTGGTCAGAGGGCGGCGTGGGCGTCGTGTTGGAAAAGTTTAATGTGGTCGCTAAAGCCATGGGGATTCTCCTGAGATTAAATGCCGCCGGGAACGCCGGTGGGTGTGTAGCTGGTTGCGGGCACATCGGCGAGCGACTGGATCGCGGCGCCGAACGAATTGAAGCTGATGACCTTGAAGAAGAGCTCGACGCCCACCCAAACTTCATCCATGCTGATCTTGAGAATGCCAGTGCCAGCGGGTGAGATAAAAGCAAAGCGGCTGCCGGGCGGGTGACCGATGCCGCTCGATCCCGGCGCTCCAAAGACCGCGCGGTCGAGATGGTTGCCGCTGCCGGTAGCCCTGAGGGTGAATTTGTTGGTCCCCGTCAACTGCGCGGTGGCGTAGGTCATCAGCTCGTAGCCGAAGGCCATGGAAGATTCAGCAATCAATGCACCGTTCGACTCATAATCGATGCCACTGTCGCAAACCGCCGTGCCGTTCGACTCGATGGTCAGATTCGAGCCACTGACGTAGCAGGGATAGGCGAAGTTATCCTCCTGGCTCACGGCGTAGCTTTGCAGGATGCCGTTCGATTCCGTCAGATCAAGCGGCAGGTCGTTCGAAGTATCGGGACTTGAGTCTGCCGGCCAGTCGGCCATCGATTCGCCAGTGATGGCCGAGCCCAGAACCGGATCGCCCAGCGGATCGTAGCTGTTGCCGCCGTCGGTAGAGACGAAGATCTGGGCGCCGCCGTAGTTCGGCGCCGGCGAGCTGACCACTACCCATAGCTGGGCCTGGGGAGCAAGGGCGCAGAGTCTCGGAACCGGCTCAAAGATGATGGGCGGATTCACGTTTCCGGCCGAGGCGTTGATGCCGGCCGAGTTGATAACGGGAGAGTCGGCCTCGATCGACACAGGCGCACACATGCCGTAAACAAACGGCTCGGCCGCTCCCTCGAAGCTGCTGTCGTCCTGCTCGTTGAACTCCGTGATGCGTACCGGGAGACCCAGGATCCCCTGCAAATCGTCGGTGATGGTCACCAGATCCATCGGCGTCAACAGCATCCACTTCGCGTTGACGGTAAACTTCCAGGTATCGCCGCCATACTGGTTGCGCCGCACCGCGATACCGAGCAGCGAGAGAGCGATCGCCGGATCCTGAATGGCGTTATTGACCACCGGATCGTCTTTGCGCACCCCATAGAGCGCGATCGACGCCGCTTCCGGCTGCTCGACGACGATCTGTTTATAAAAGGCGCTGCGATCGAGGCACTGCATCTGCAGCACATTGGGCTGATTGATGCGACTGACACTCTGAAACGCCGGCGTCCCCTCGGTGCCGACGAAGTCGCCATTGATGGTGCTAAGATTCGCGATCGGGCCAGTGGCGGTGGGCGCCGTATACTCGGCGCCGTTGCCAGCAGTCGAGACCTCGGAGTAGGGGAAGAAGTAGAGCTTGGTGCCGATCGGCACGCTGGCGCAGTTGGCCGCCTGGCAGAGCGATTTGATCCAATCTGAGCCTGCAGACTGCGAATTCATACTCAGCGAGCCATAGAGTCCGTTGGCCCGGCATTGCGCACGCACCAGGTCAAGCGATGGAAAGTCGATATAGTCGCCCAGGGGCCGCGGATACGACGCCGGCTGGGTGAACTTGAAGCTGAGCAGTAGCAGTTGCGACGGCGGTGGCCCAAGCGTGGGGAAGGGATAGATGCCAGGCGAGCGGATGATACGGCTGAGGAGCTGGTAGGTCGAGGGCGAAAGACCCGCAAAGTTCGGCGGCGAGAGCGTTCCCCATGCTGCTATCTGCTGCCCAGCAGGCGCATCGCCTGCGGGATACATGGGCACGGCCATCAGCAGCCCAGGGAATCCCTGTTCGACAGTGCTAGAAATGGCTGCGCCTGTCGAGGCAGAGGTGGTGGCGATCGCCCCAGGCGGCCCACCCGTCGAGGATTGGCCGGTGAGCGAGCCGGCCGCCGCGGGAGCCCCGCCGTTGACCCAAACCTGGGCCTCGGCGCAGTTGACCTGGAAGACGGTAGCGACGCCGCCCGGGTACACGAGCACGTTCGTCCAAGGCTGAAGCGCAGCCGCGGATCCCTGTTGGGGCAGCGCCCAGGCTACCTGCTGGCCGGCGGGCACATCGAAGGGCGGTGGAATGGGCGGCGATCCAGAGGGCGGCGCCGCGGTGGTGAAGTAAACGGCATAGCCGACCGCGGTGAAGTTCGCGGCCCCGATCGGCGTGAGGCCCCGGTCTACCGAGCAGAAGATGCTGGCGCCAATGCCCTGGGCCACCAGGTCGGCTAGACTCGTGCCGATGCTGGGACCATAAAACTCTCCATTAGATCCGGAGACCGGAGGCGATGGCGAAGTGAAATCGAGGCCTTCATCAAAGCCCCCAAGGGGGTCAAGCACCAGGCCAGCTCCATATTGATAGCTAAGAACGCCATCGTTCTCGACTGTGCCTGTGCCGACAAAGACCGGGTAGATTCCCTGAATGACCGCGTCTGAGGGTAGTGGCGCGGAGAGCAAAAAATCAGTAAAGAAAATGGAAACGACTTCGCCGGCGCCGCCGACGAACGGCCCATTGCCCTGCTTACTGATTGAGCCGCCCGCGCCGCCGCCGCCAGGATTGAAGACACTGGCCGAGTCGAGAGTTCCAACTCCGCCGACCTCCATGATGTGCATCTTCCAGGATCCGGACGCGCCGGCGACCGTGACCGTGTTCGGTCCGCCGATGGCCACGGCCGTCCACACCTGGTACCCGGTGACTCCGGAGAGCTGCGCAGTCCACACATCGCCGGCGCTTGAGCTTATGGTAAGCGCGCCGCCGGATTGCACCACGCAGACTAGGATGTTTCCCGCCACGTTGGGCAGATTATAGAGCATGGGCGGCAGTGCGGACGCCGGGCTCTGGTCATACTTCTTCTGGATGGTGCCAGGCATGGCGTAGCTCGAGAGTCCGCGCTCCATCTGTGTCCATGGAGTCGACCCGCCGAGAGCCGCCTGCGCCACGCCAGACTTAAAGACGTCCTCGATTATGTCGACGATGTCGGCGTCGCCGGTGGGATAGATGCCCCACTTGCCGGCAACCTCGGGCTGCAGCTGGGGAAGCGCGCCTGAAGCGCCAAGATCGATCTGGTCGCTGGCGGCGCCGGCGAAGTGCGGATAGATGATTTGCTGGTCGGTATAGGGATTGCCGTCCGGGTCGTCGCCGGCGTTGGCATATTCTTCGCCGCTCCCGAGCTCCGACTCAAAAACCAACTGCAGCTCCATCATGGGCGACTGGTAGCCGGAGTAGGGCATGCCGGCGGCCGTGTTGGCCAACTGTGCGTAGTAGACCTTCACCGTGCCCCCAGGGAAGGCCTGGGCGTCGATGTAGACGGTGGCGCCGTAGCCAGGCTGCCAGCGATAGCAGAAGGGCCAGTTGCGGTAGCAGGATGGATTGGTCGGATCCGGACCCTGCTCGAGCTCGTTCCACAACGGAATCTCGAAGGTTCCGGAGAGCGTCTCGGCGTAGCTATTTGACCCGTAGTCGTTGACCGGGAAGCTGTAGCTGCCTTCGACCGTAACGGCGACGACGGCATAGAAGTGATCGTCAGAGACCTCGACGCTTCCGCGGCCGGGGCCGACGTCGAAGCTCTGCGAGGTGAAGTTCAGAGGATAGTTCGACCCGTTGACTACCACCTGAAGCACGCCGCGAATGGGGTTGTGGCCGAGCAGGAAGTCGATGTTCTCGACGTAGGAGGTAATGCCCTTCTTCATCTGCTTGAATTTCTTGGTGGATCCGCCCTGGCGCAGATTGGCTGCCCAGATGGCGAGCAATGGCGACTGCGTCTGCCCATAGATCACCGGAATGGTCGCGCCGTAGGTCGAGGCCTGGAGCATCGACCCCATGGCGGTGGGCGCGGTGGACGCCTGAGACTTAAATCCGCGCATAGGGGTCGGTCTCCGGCGAAACGGTAAAGGGATCGAAGATATCCATGGGATGGAAGGCGGTGAGCGGATGGCTCGAGAGATCTACCTCGCGCACGCCGTCATGCTGAGCATGGATCCCACGCGGCCACTCGGTAACGATGGCTCCGTGATTGTAGAGCCGGCTTTGGACGACGCGGAAGAGCACCAGGTCGCCCGGCTGAGCCTCGACTCCGCCCCGGCAGACGGTCTCGGCCACCAGCTTGCCGTAGCGCATCAGGTTGCGCAGGTAGATCTGCGAGGAGGTGTGGCAGAACCAATCGGAGGAATAGGAATGGCTGACACCGCCATCGCGGTAAAAGCCGATCTCGACCAGCTGCGCCTCGGTAGCCGCCCCAATCTCGATGAGGTATTCGGCCAAGGTGGTCGCGCAGTCTACTCCTGACCCCTTGATGCGGCCGCCAAGGACGTAGGGCGTCCTGAGCCAGCTGCGGGCGATGACGACGGCCTCTGCTCGAGTCTTCAACTTACACCCCACTCTGTGGGTTGGGAACATATGGAAAGCCGTAGAAATCCCCGTCCTCTGCGCCCAGCGGAGGGGTCATCGAGACATAGAAGTTATCGGCGCCAGGCGCGGGCGGCCAGGGGAGCGAGGCGTAGATCTCAAACTGCGAGTACTCCTCGCCCAGGCCGCTGGTGTACATGCCATTCTGCCCGATCGCCGACCAGAACCCTGGCAGCAGGGCGCCGGTTCCGGAGAGGAAGACCATATAGCCGCCGGCGAACTGGTTGCCGGGGTAGATCTTGCCCGCGCTCGGCGCGGTGCAGTTGGCAATGATGTAATTCTCGGTCGACCCAGCCACACACTCAAAGACCGGAATCGACGGATCGCCGGGAGGCAAAGTGACCGCTGCGGTCGAGGCCAGGGTATTCGTGGTCTCAATCACCGTGGAGGGCACCTTTTGCGTGAGCACGTCGAGAAAGCTTTTGACGTTGAAGACGATCTGGTTGCGCTTGGGGCTCACGGTGTCAATGCGTCCACCAAACCAGTCCACACAGCCCAAGGTGTCGGCGTCGCCAGGCGTGGGCATCAGGGCTCTCCAGATGCGCACCGGCCAGTTGTCATAGAAGTGCAACCGGGCGAGCTGGGCGACCGAGGCACTGGAGATGCTTGTGCCGGTAGCCTGCGTGTTTGGCGACCAGGTGATGCTCAAGCTCTGCGCGTCGGTCCCGATTTTGCACTGCACCATGTCTCGCTTGACTACGGCAGTATTGAAGCGGCCCCAGGGCGAGTAGATGACCGGGGCTTCATGATTGGTCAGCCAGATGGAGCGCGGATCTTCGGGCGCGCCGATCAGGATCAGGTCGCGAAGGATCAGCGTCTTATTTGCCGCGAGGTAGGCGACTGCCGCAGCCGTATTGTCCTGGCCATTACCGGCGATCACGCGTCGCATTTTGCCTCGTTCCTGCAGCCGGCAGCTAGAGCCTTGTGCTGCTGCATAAATACAACCGCTTCCACGCGCGTGCCCATGCCCGTCTTTTGATAGATAGCGTTCAGATGCTTGCTCACGGTTTCTTGTGAGATATTCAAAACCTGAGCTAGTTCCCGATTGGAAGCTCCGAGCGATAGCGCATAGAGCACTTCTCTCTGCCGTGGTGTTAGAGATTTCAAAACTCGGATACCCGTCGTATCAGAAGCTCCCGGCACGAAGCCGTGGCCACATTGCGGACATTCGACTGTTGGAGTAATGCTCATTTTGCGGCACTCGAATCTAAAAAATTAAAGTTGGAAAAATCAGATGCGGCGAGTGTTCGACCGGGCAGGAGAGTTGCCTTGTCGTAGGTTCTCCCTACGCTCAATTCCCGCCGCACCCATCCCCGTTGCCGGGGAGCTTGTTATGTCGTCTGTGCGAAGGTGATGCCTGTGGACAGCACCGGAGGAGCGGACGGCGTGATGGTGGCCGACAGGGACCAGCTCGGGGTGCCGACGCTGGACGCCGAGTAGGAGTACGCCAGCGGAAGGGTGGCGCTTTCTACCCATCCCATGGGAAGCGGCCCAGTAACGATCAAGCCGGTTGGATCGACGGTCGGCGAAATCTCCGGATCGTTCGATGTGACCTTATATACCGCGTCAGATGGATTTTGCGAACCGGCCGGGACAAGCGAGCCGGTAAAGATTTGAGTGTTTCCGCCTTTTGTGGGCAACATAGTTATCTCCTGGAACACGATCGAGGTTGGGAGTTGGGGTTTACGTTCCGAGAGAAGCTTTTCGAGCAGGTGCAGAGCTTTCCCGATACGGTGGTCGATGTTATCCAAGCGCTGTTCAAGTCGGTATTCCGTGAGTGCATCCATCGTGACTCCTCCTAAAAACTTTTCTTCTAAAGCGGGTTGGGGCGTGACTGGCTGATTTTGACGTAACCTTTGCCGTTCTGCGATTCGCTGCCACCGATGGTCCACATCTTCTTTAGGCCCATCGAGAACTTTTCCATGTCTTGCGAATCGGATTCAAAGCGGCAGCGGAAGTAAAAGCTGAACTGCGCGGTGATCGGCGCGGTGGGCTGCACGGACCATTGCAAGTACATGCCCATATAAGAGCCGCCGGGGATGGCCAGACCGGGTCCCAGCAGCTGATAGGTAGGCCCCGAGTAGCCGCCTGGCGCAGATCCGGTAGCGTAGGCCTCTACGCCGTTGCAATAGACCTCGAGCGCCTGGCCGCCAGAGTAGGGGCTGGTATTGAGATCGACGACGTCCTCATAGAAGAGGCCGCCGAAGGTACGCTGCAGCGGCGAATAGTAATAGGTGCCGTCGGTGATGAGACTCAATTGGGCCAGCGGAACATTGGGCTCGCCGGCGAGCATCGCCGGGCCGACGCTGTTGTCGTCCGGATCGAGGAAGAGGAAGGATTGCCCAGCGCCGCCCACGGCCAGGAAGAAGTCCAGCAGCGTGCGCAGCTCGCCGACGCCAAAACTGGGCGTGGGATAGTCGCGGAGAAAGTCGTAGATCAACTCCCAGTTCCATATCGGGTTCACCGTCTGCGGCAGACGCACGTCGTACTTGTTGGGTGCAGTCTCAATGAGGGTGTCGAAGTCCACCGACTTGAGCACAGGGAGGGTGAGACCCGGAAGTGTGGGGTAGACGAGCATTTTCGCTCCGCGAAAAATGGGATAAGGAAATAACCGGAAGCTGCTTTTACGCCGTCAGCGCTCCGCTGCGGTAGCCGCCGCGAACGATGTCGAGGATCTCATCAGCGTGGCCGCGCAGGGCAGCTTTCATGCCGGCGCGATCATAACCGTTCATGTTTTGCGTGATGTGATTGTGAGTGGTCGAGGAGTTGGAGCTCGAATTGCTCTGGTTGACCATCTTGTCAAAATTGGCCGTCTGGCGCGGATCGAGCACGCGCTCGGCCGCCCCAGAGAGATTAACTGCAAGTCCCTTATGAGGAATCAAGCCACCCAAATCAGCGACTGCCCCTCCCGCATAAGCCATGGTTTCAGCGAATGCAAGAGCAGCCATCCCCGGCGCCATCGGCGGATTGATGGCGGAGTAGTAAGCCATCGCCCCTGCCGCTGCCACAGAAGCGTCTCCAGTTACAGTGGCCACATTACTGGCAGCATCAACTACATGTTTTGTGGTTAAGCCGGTAGCTTGCATGATCCTAAGCATGGCCCACTTTTCGGCCTCTTTAAGCAGCCACTTCAACACCATGTCGGCCACGTCGAGAATGATCTTGTTGAACATCATAGAGAAAGCCTGCGAGATTGACTTTGATCCAGTGATGATCTGATTGAAGGCAGTAGTAAAAGCTGTGTTGAATTGATTCGCCGCCTTGTCCCAATTCTCCTTAAACTTGAGCGCCGCCTGCTGATGAATCTGAGTAATTTTCTTGGCGAATTCGCGAGCCGCCTCCTCTTCTTTTTTTAAGTCTTCCTCATAGCGTTTTACATCGTTACGGTCAAGCGCCTCAATCACAGCGAACTGCTGCCGGCGGATAGTCTCCTCTTTCTTGGCAGCGGCCTCAGTGGAGGCCAGCATTTGCTTCTCGCTCATCTCACCCATGCGAACTTTGAAGCGGCACTGCTCCTCAAATTCCTCGAGATCTTTGCGGCCGATGCGAATCTTTTCTTCGGCGCCGTTACGATAGGCCTCGATGATGTGTTTAGTGGCATCCTCGTCTAGCTTTACGGCCTCCTTCATAAAGGCGCCGATAGCGGCCTGCTGCTGTTTAGCAACAGCCAAATCCCAGACCGTCTTCGCCAGTTCTAGTTTTTCGACCGTGGCAGTGATGCTTTCCAGGTTACTTAGGCCTGGTTTCTCCGGCTTGCCATCCTTGGCGCCCTTACCGCCGGCGCCGATCGCGCCGGGCCCGGGCTCGCCCTCGCCGGTGTTTTCTGCCGCAGGCAGTGGCCGCTCCTTGCTCCAGCGAAAACTGGAGACGGCATCCTTCCAATGTTGCTCGATATCCTTAAAACCGGCGATCCATGTGTCGGTAAAAGCGGAGGACATTTTCTCCACGTCGCTCTTGAGGGCGGCCCAGTTTCCAGTGAAGATATCCTTCATCAACACGCCAAGGCGGAACAGTGGAGCAAAGGTAGAAACGATAGCAGTGCCGACCGCTTCGAAGGCGGTGATGATGATCGAGGCAGCCACTTCGATACCGCCGATCAAATCGGCAACTACATCTTCAACGTGCTCAAGGGCTGGAATCATCACGCGCTGGAACATGGCCGAGAGCCGCGCAGTCTCTTGCGCCCAGCGCCGCGAGGCCTCAAGAGATTCATTGGTGACACCGGTGAGCTTGCTGGCAGTATCCACATTGTCTTTCATGGCCGCGCCCTGCTTCTCCAGGATAGGGATCAGGACGGATCCGCCACGCCCGAAGAGGGTGATGGCAGAGTTTACGCGGATAGCCTGAGTGTGAGTCTCAGCCATGCCGCGAGCCACGCGGTAAAGCATTGCCTCGGGATCGTGGAGCAACCCAGGCAGTTCACTGGCTGATATGCCCAGATCAGTAAAAGCCTTAATGGAAGGTTTCGCTCCCGCTGCGGCCATCGCCATGGCGCGCAGCATGCGCGTGAGACCGGTGCCCATAGCATCGAAATCCTCGCCGCTCTCTTTGGCAACCTGGCGCAGGCCTGCTAGTGCGGTCACGCTGATGCCGGTCTTCTCACTGAGGATGCCCAATTGCAAGATCATCTTGCTGGTGTCATCGAGGAAGTGCGCGGCGAAACCCACCAGAATACCCGCGCCCATCAGCGTGCCAAGGCCTGCAAATCCTGCACCGATACCTTCAGCACTCAGCTTGCTTGTCTCGGCGGTCTGAACAAGTTTCTCCTGAACGCCAGTGAGCGCCGCGCGGATCTCCATGCCGGCGACGCCCCATGCGGCAGCCACAGGCTCGGCACTCGCGGCCATCTCGCCGGCGGCTGCCTTAGTGGCGGCAGCTGCTTCAGCTTGGGCAGCGGCCAGGCGCTGCTGAGCCGCGGCCAGGTAGCTCATGCTCTCGGCGGCGGGTATCGAGGCGTCTTTTGAGAGTACCCAGGCCCGGCGCAGATCGGCTTGAGAAGCAGCGACTGCCTTCGCAGTTTCTGCAACCTTGAGCGATTCAGCGCTGATATTCGCGGCGCCGGCCTTCACCGCCTCACTCATATTCAGCCACGCGGCCTTCGTTCGGGAGGAGGTTTCCTCTACCACAGAAGACATGCTCTGGTTGGCGTTGTTGACTAGCTCCGCTGTGTCCGTGATTCCGGCATCAGCGTTGGTCTTATCAAAGACTGCGCCAATTCGTACTACAGCATCTTCAGCCACGATGTTCCCTTCAATAGAAAAGCCCCGCCTGGGCGGGGCTCACACTTCGCCGCACTGAAATAAACTTATTTGTCCGGAACGCTGCAGCCAATCTTAGCTATAGCATCCTCTGGAGTTAGGAATCCAATCTCTCCCCACTCGGTATATCTTTGAGGATCGTAGACGTTATACGCAATCCGCCGAAAAGCTTCTTTCTTATTTGGACGCATGAAAATAACCAAGACTCGCTGCTGTTCATACACCCAAGCAAGTTGGCCGTCAGGTGTGTTTCTGAAATGGTCCGGGTGCCCACACATCTTCAAAAAAAGAAATGGATCACCCTCGTACCCTCCATGCAGTTGAGCTAAAACATTTTGTGTCGATTTAGCAGTCTTAACTGCCTCAGCAGCCGTAGCGTCGGAACCGCTGGCGATCTCGTTACCGACAAAAACAACTATGGCGACCCCTAAAAACGAAGCTAATATTATCGCAATCGCTTTCATAATCCCCCCACGTCAGTATTCTAGCCCTCTGCCGTGGTGGCTTCTCTACAACTTTCGTCTGCTTTCAGCGGTTTCTTGTTGATCACGCTCTGTGCGTATTCATAGAGAGCGGCGGTTCTCGCGCTCATGGGTTTGACACTCATGCCGGCTACCCCTGCAAGCAAGGGGATCTGCGAGACCGATTCCTCCGCGTCCTGTTTCCGGCTCGTCGACTCACCAGTTCGATCGCTTGCTTTCCCCAGATAACGCAGTCCCAGCAGGTCATGAGTGGGCGGCGAGGTTCTCCAGTAGGTGAGCAGCCCAATGATACGGCCTATACACATCTCGTCGATCTGCTCAAAGCTCCAGCCGGTGGCGGTGGCTATGCGGCTGTCGATCGCCGCCCAGTCGATCTGCCCGTCGCCGGCCGCTATTCCCCCTCAGGGACCGCCAGGAGGCCACTCTGGCCTGAAAGCGCCTTGATGGCGAGCTCGCTGGTATTCAGGTCAAGCCACTCGGCCAGCTGCTCGGCTGTGACCTCGGGGTAGTTGCGCTGGATGGCCAGCAGGATAATGTCGTCGAACCAGCTGATCGCCTCCTCAGTCGTGGTACCTGAGGGGATGCCCTCGCCGAGCCGCTTGGCGTTCTCCTGATACTGGCGCTTCGAGAGTGAGGGGATGTAGTAATTTTGTCCGTTCATGTAGACCGGCACGCCGAGGTACTTCAGCTTCTGCATAAATTTTCTCCGTGAAATTTGGTTAGAGGTTGAAAAACTTAAAAAGGCTGGCGGCGACGCATGACGGTGCGCCGCCGCCCGGAGAACGACTGGAAGCACAGCCGCGCCCCTTCGCGCCAGCTAAGGACCAGCGCGAAAGCAGTTAGAAACTCAGTTTGCCATCGTGTCAACTTGTGGCTGACACGATGGCAGTGGCTTTGGCGATTCTCCGCGACCTCTTTCTCTCAGGTCGATCCGAATGCCTGAGGTTACAGATCCCCTTCGATGGTGCCGACGTTGCCCGAGCCATCGGCACTGGCTTCGAAGTCGAAATCTGAGAGCCAGTGATCCTCTTGCTTGGTGGGGATAGAGAAGCTGCCGATCATGACCGCGTTGAGAGTAACGGCGTATCGCTTGCCCTTGTAGGAGTTGAAAAGCGAGAGCGCCAACTGTGGCGCTTCACCGATCAACTGGTTGGAAATCAAGAGAGAGAGGCCGTGAGTGGTATCCGGCCACGAATAGCTGATCAGCACCGTGGTCGCAGTCTCTGAGGCGTTGAAGACGAAGCTGGCGTTGGTCACCGGAGACGACCCGCTGGCCGGAACGAACTTGTAGCTTCCGATGGGCGGTGCGCCGGCGCCGGTGTAGAGTGTCATTTGCTCGGTGGTGGGTTGGCCTGCGGCGTTGAGATAGATAGCGAGAACACCCAGGTTGACGTTGGCGGTGGGATTGATGGGGGTGATCGATGCCGCCGGCGCATAGCTCTCATTGAAAACCGGGCTCTGCATTCCCTCTTGAACTGCCAGGCCGAAAAATGTCTGAGAGAGCACATCCGGTGTGGGCACGATCATCTTGCCCTTGCCGGTGATCTTGACCTTGCCGCGCAGGGTGTCCATCGAGATCTGATATTGACCGTAGAGGCCCTTCAAGTCTCCCTTGAACTCCACCGACACTTCCTGAAGAACCGGGAAGACGTAGGGAGAGGGGTTGGGGGGCAAGAGGCCGATGTTCGGCGTCCCAATCAGGACGCCACTTCCACCTTGAAAGTTCATGGTAGCTCCTTCGGCGCTGATTGAGCGCACAGGTTGGGGAAAGCGGCTTAAGCCGCTTCCAGGGGTGAGAGGTTAAGGGTTAGGGATTGAAAGAAAATCCGGGCCCACAGTTAATCGATCAAAATATGCACCGGAATCAGGGCACCGAGCAGGCTGCCAAAGATGCCCGGGTCGATAAAGGTTTTTCCCTCGATCCAGCAGTGGGTGACCAGGCCGCCGAGGGTGAACTTGCCGGTGTTGGGATCGTCCGGCAGGAAGGCGCCGTCGATCGCCTCGAGCAGCCCGTTCATAACGGTTTCACCGAGTACCTGCTCCTTGCCGATATCCTCAACCGGCGCCGGGTTCCAGGCATAGACGTATATCAATCCATGCAAAATCAATTTGGGCGGTGCACCCGGCGGCTTCTGCGGAATCTGCTCTTCTTTCTCTGCGACTAGGAAGAGCGCCGGCATGTCGGCGATCTTGAGTGTGGGCGGCAGGGTTTGCTTGCGTCCCATGGATGTAAACTCCATACCGAGGTTACTCACGAGCGAGTTGAAAAGCGCAACCAATACCGCCTCGCGATTGATGGCCGCGAATTGCGAGCTGATCCCGACGGTCATACATTCTCCCCTGCAGCGGCTGCGGCGACGGCTTCTTGGATTTTTTCGAGCAGCGGCGGGTACCAGGTATCCATCGCCTCGGTAGCAAATGGCCGCGGCCGCACGCTGAAGGCCGCGTGCCCTGCCGCCCAGACTGGGGTTCCATCGGCCATAAAGGTAAAGGCGCGATGCATGAAGGAGCCAGCAAAACTCGAACCGCCCTTCAATGCTTTGTTGTATTTTCTGCGCTGGCCGCTCTGTGACAGCTTCATCGCCCCCTCATGAAAGCCAGCTAAGAGCCAGATGCCGATATGCTTGCCCTTCGTGCCCATCGAGCTATCCGTTTGAACCGTGCATCCGATCTCCGCCTCGTTGTCGTAGGCCATCGCTGAAGCCAGGATCGCTGCAAAGTATTTTCCGGTGCGCTCCTCAACTCCCTCCTCGGCCGCGGCCTGAACTGTCGCCTCAGCCAGCTCCGGAGCGCCCTCTTCCATCACCTCGAGCACATTCGAGAAGATAAGCTCGCGCACCATCTCAAGGTGATCGACAGTTTCGTCGACGCTGGTCTGATCCACAAAGAGCGAGATCATTCGGTCAACCCCTTGCGCCAGACTCCTACCCAATCCAGCCATTCTGACTCGCCGTCGAGCTCGCCGATCGAAGACTCCAGCAGCTCGAGAAAATAGAAGTTGCGCGCTGCCCAGCGAGTGAGCGCGTCGCCGGCGTCCGGATAGAAGCGCCAGCAGTCAACAGGGTGCCGATGCACTGGCCCGTTCGATGGCGAATTGATATAGAGAAATCCTCCCGGCTTGAGGATCCTTGCCATCTCGAGAAACAGCAGCCAGAAAAACTCCGCGTGCTCAAAGGTCGAGGAGCTGACTACCACGTCCACCGAATCATCCACGAAAGGCAGCCGGTAAGGCTCAACGAGTACCCGATCGACGCCAGGTCCCTCCGCCGCGTCCACGCCGATCCACTGAGAGTCCGGAGGCGCCACCTCGCGCAGGGCGCCTCCGTAGACCTCCATCGAACCCACCTCGACGATGGTTCCAGTGGCTGGATAGGCGGCGAAAAAACGCCGGGCCGCTTCTTTGGCTCCGGGATGCATCAGGCGCCCAGCCGCGCCTTGAGCGCCGGCAGAAACTGCTGAATGGTGCGATCGTCTATGTCGCGCGCCTGGCGGTTCTCGAATTCCGTCCTGGCCACGACGCCCAGGCCATCCACGCGGCCCAGGGCAATGCGCTTGTAGTATTCCTGGCGGCTTTTTGTCCCGTAGTGGTTGATGCGCAAGAGTGAACTGTGATGAATAACGGTGCGCGCGGAGCCGATCTTCTCGCCCTCCTCGCCGAAGGTACCGGCGGCCACATTGAAGAAGTGCGCATTCTGGCCACTTGTACAACCCTTATCCATACGAATGATCGACTTGATGTGACGGCTGTTGTCGTTAGTGTTCGGCAGTCTCCAATTGAAGCGTTCGATCACTGGCTCCGGCGAGTACTCCTCGCGCCCAGAGGCGCCGAAGTAAACCCAGTTAACTCCCACCGCGCCCCAGGCCTGGTTGATGCGCTCGAGCGCCGGCGGAACGGTGGGGTATTGCGGCGAGAAGAGAAATTCGTCGATATCGATGAAAGCGATCCACAGCTGCTGCCCATGGTGTTTTCTGAGGCAGTCAGAATATGCGGCCATCTGCGTCGGGCCAGCCTGGGGCCATTCAATCAGCTCCACAATCTTGCGGTCGATATAGGGCTGGAGAACCTCGCGCCAGTTGTCTTTGGAGCGGTTCTGGTAAAGGAAGAAGCGGCTCACTCCCATCATCAAGTGGAACTCCACCCACTCGCGCAGGTAGAGCGCCTCGTCGCGGAAGATGGCGCAGATGGCGAGCGCGTTGGGGCTCACGATCGGCCCTGGGCTTGACCTGGTGATACGGATCCAGTCCGCGCCATATTTGCGCGCCATCACCGTATCCATCTGGAGCTGCGCTTTGCGGCCATAGGCATTGCGATCGGTCTGCGATGCCTTCGAGAGATGATGCAGCTCGGCGCGGTTGGTAAGCACTGAATGCAGGCCGGCCTGGCGAATGCGGTAGCCGTAGTCATAATCGACGCCCCAACCGAGGGTGAACTCGAGATCCCAGAACCCAATCTCCTCAATCGTCACAGCTTTGATCAGCGTGCAGGTGGGCTCAAGCCAGGGCACAACCTGCGCCTCGCTCGCGGCCTGGCGCATGTGCGGATGATCAGAGTTATACATCGGCGAAATCTGTCCGAAGCTGGGATCTGAAAATAAGGTATCGACGAGAATCCGAAGAACGCCTTGTTGATCCCTGGGAAACTGCAGATCGGAATTCAAAAACCAGTAAGCATCGTAGTTTTTAGTCTTGCGCGCGAGCTGATATCCCTCATGCATGCCTTTCGTAAAGCCGAGATTGAGCGGCAACTGCAGCTCCGCGCCGTCATACTCAGGCACGCTGCCATTGTCGACGACGTAGACATCCGCATCCTCATAGTCGAGCTCGGTGCGCAGATAGGCCGCCAGCTTCGACGTCAGATCGGGCGTATTGAAGTTGAGAACGATGATGGCGACAGATTGCATGCTTCGAACTCCTGCGATCGGAGAAGTTGAATTGAGGCAGCGTGTTGCAGGCACTAGATGGGCACAGTGGTCCGGAGATCTCCTCCGGCGCCATGCGCAACCTCAAACTTGATGGAACAATTAACTGCGATTGACGGCGGTAAATTGGTAGTTCCTCTTCATGCGCAGATCGCGCTCATCTTGGCGTCGATCGAGCGACGGCAGGCAGCGCGTATAGCGTTCGATCACTCTCAAAACATTCGGCGGTGCATCGAGAAGCGGCGCCTGCAGGCTGTCACCCTCAGTCGACCGGCGCTCGGTTGCGCTCACGTTGGGCCGCTCGTTGTAGCGGTAGGTGCACCAGTCGATGACCGCCTGCTCGATATCCTCGGGCAGCAGGATCTGACCGTCAGTTGGTCCGTAGGGCAAATAGGTCGGCAAGTAACCGGCCGTGTAGCCGATCTCGATGGGCTGATTGTCGGTGAAGACCAAGCCCCCAGCCAGCCAGAGATTGGAGATGCGCTCGGGGTCGATGTCCTGGTCGATAAACCACCCTGGCAAGATCTTGTCAGGGCTCTCAGCCACGGCGTAAGGCAGTCCGCCGATGATGAGCGATTGGACGAACACAATCGGCCAGTGGTAGAGCGGAAAACGCTTCGATCCGTCGCCCAACCGGACCTCGGCATAGTCCGCCTGCAGCAGATCAGGGCGCTTGGTAGCGCGCATGAAGTCCTGCGACGTCGCAGTGATCAGCCGCCCGATCGTCGCGTCGTCCGAAGTATTGGTCGACGTGATTGGCAGCCAATCTTTGAGGGTTTGTAGTGTCGTCAGATCCTGGGCGGCCATGGGTACTCCATTTCAGTTGGCGGCGTGACGGGCAAGCAGCGACAGCCCGATCGCAATCATTTCATTGACAGATCGTGCATTGACGACGCAGACCGCCGACGCCGGCTGGCAGCTAAAGCGAAAACCGAGTGCGAGGTTAGCAAGAATAAGAGTGTCCTTCATGCTGGCCGATAGCTGAAGTTGTAATTCGAGTAAAAGTCGAGCAACGCGCCGGCAGCCGGAGAAATCAATTTCAGGTCCAACGGTTCAGGACTGCCGAGCTGATAGAGCCGCGCCAGGAGGAGCTTGATGGCCGCCTTGAGGTCCTGCGGGCAGGTATCGACCAGGACGCCATCGCCGTAGCTTCCGGCGACGTAAGTGATCACCACCGAGCCTGGTTTATAGGTCATCCCGGAGGGCCAGGTGATTCCATCGACAGGCGTGATGCGCGCCGGCTCCGATGTAAGATCGACCTGGTACTGGCAAGGATCCACTGTTTGCACGTTGTTGTTCTGATCGACATAGGTGATCGAAACTACACTGTTGGTCTTCGGCCGGGGAACATCGATGGTGACGGCGTTCAAGTAATCAGAGTAGTAGGGCCAGTCCTTGCGGTAGCTGGGATTGACGGTACTGTTCATAGACCACCAAATCGGGAAGTGGTCGAGGGTTCTGATCCAGGTCTGGTTAAAGATAGCCCGGTCCATGTAATTCTCAGCGATGGCCCGCGCTGCGACGATGAAGGGCCGGAGCTGGGCGCCGAGGATCTCCTCAGCTGCCCGATCCGTGTCCTGCATGGGCCCGAAGCCGCATTGCAGCTTGGCCTGGTAGAGCGTGATCGGCTCGACCACCGGCCCGATGATGGGTTGCGTACTGAGAGGCATGACGGCTCCTTCGGAGCATCAACTAAGGGAAATTGCTAGCTTGCTTAGGAGGTGGAGACTGCAGTCTCACGATTGCGGTGCCGGGCGCCGGGCGCTTTGGCTGGGAGGTGAAACTCTTCCTCTGCGGCCTTGGCATTGCCGCCGGCAAACTCGATTGCAAGACCGTCGGCTATCCATTGACGGGCGAGTCCCTCGGAAATATCCAATAGCTCCCCGGCAAAAATCGGCCGTGAGGAACCGGGAGCCTTAAAGGATTTGATAGTTTGCAATTTCATGGGAACCTCGATGGAACGGTAAGCGACCCTCCAAACCCAGACTGAAATCTGGAGGGTCGAGTAAAAAGCTGGCAACTGCCAACTCGGTTTAGCTGGCCGGTGTGGCCAGCGCCAGGATGGGATGCGTGCCGGCATCTGTGAAAGCGGAGCCGATACGGGCGTAGCCGATGAAGCCCACTTCCAAGGTGTCGGCGAAGCGCTCGTCGAGGCGCAGGATGGAGATATCGCCGTCCGTGCGCAGCAGGTATCCCTGGGCGAAGTCGCCGAAGAAAACCCCGTTGACCGGGTTGTAGGGGCTGGCTGCATTGGCAGCGACCAGCGCCTGATTGAGAACGATGGGGCGCCCGAGGATCATATCGAGCGAGCCGGTATTGGGGTTGGGAATGAAGAGCGGCCGACCGTACAGGTCCTTCTGGCCCATGATAAAGGCACGGCTGAGCGAACTCATTAGCCAGTTGGCGTTGGCCAGGTAAGCCGGGTCGAGCGCGGCGTAGAGGGCGACAAAGTCGTCGTACACCGGGCCCGTCGAGCTGACCGCGGTGGCGCCGACGGTTGGTCCCGCGGTGGTGTGCGAGCCGGCAACAGCGCCAGGTACCAGGCCAACGATGTTCGAGCCGTTGCCGTTGGTGATCAGGTACTCCAGGCCGCGATAGTACCGGAGCGCAAACTTGTCGCGCAGCCAGGTTTCGAGGTTGAAGTAGCTGTCGTCGAGCTCCTGACGCGACACTTTGACCAGGGTGGCCACAGTATCGGTCTGCATGACGAATCCAGAGAAGCTGGGATCCTGCTCCGCCACTACCGATGCTTCGGCTGTGAGGGTGGTCAGGGTATTCATGGTGTCGTTCGCGAGCGCCACCTTGATGGGCGCGCCGTTATTGTTGGTAATCTTCTTGCCAACAATGCTCACCGTGTTGCCGATGAGCTTCAGAGCGTCGTACATGGTGGTGAGGAACTGCTGCGGGATCATGGTTGCGCCCGAAGGCCCGGTCCCTGGAGGCGCCGGCAGGCCGCCGACAATGGTCACATCGCGGCGCTCGAGCAGCGCGCGCTCTTCCTCGTTGAGGTGAGAATAGCCGCGGCGGATGTACTTCTCAAAAGCCTTGCGCTCGGATTTCAGATGAACTGGGTCGGTCGCCAGATCCGATCCATCGGGGTTGGGGCGCGGTGGGCGCTCGGTCGAGCGAGAATCAGCGTCGAGCTTTTCAACTAGCTCGAGGCGCTTGATATCGCCCTCGTGGACTGCGACGTCGGCCATCATCTGGTCGAACTTGGCGCGGTCCTCTGTCGTGACTGCATCCTGCAGCACGATACGCTGCGCTTCAGCGATGAGCTGAACGCGCTTTTGACGCATTTCAATAAGCTTGGACATGAAAAAGCCTCGTGTGGATGTCTGGTCTACTATCGCTTCGCGGCGAAAGCTTCCAGCCGCAGTGCGGACACTTGCAATTGAACGCAGCGGAATGACCGCGCGCCCGCTCTGCCAAACTTGTGTTACTGAGTCATTGGCGGCGTGGCGATGGAGCCCAGGGCCGCGCTCACCCGCGCTGAAGCCTGCTTGCGCCAGGCGCGATCGTCATCGGCAGCAGCTCCAGCTACGTCGATGCCGTGCTCTTTACAGAGCTTATCGAGCTTATTCTTGGCGCTCGTTTTCTGCGCGTCCGAAAGGCCTTCGGTCTGATCGAAGCGGGCCAGGGCGTCGCGCAGGTGCGACTTAGTCTCCTCCTCAGAGGGGAACTTCCAGGGCAGCTTCCAGGTCTCGGTCTTCTCCGGATCCCCGACGACCAGGAAGCAGTCGGCGGTGAGGTTCGCGCCGTCGACTTTCTTGGTGTGGCCCAGGCGGCGATACTCGGCCAGTCGCGACAGCGAGCGATTGCAGCGGCAGTTCTCATCGTCGCAATCGGGGTTCGAGCAATTCTCGCAATCGTCGCCCATGCACTCGGAGCAGCCGCAGATGCATTCGGTGTCGTCGTCGTCGTTGTCTTGAGAGCCGCGCTTGGCCAGGATCCGCATCCGGATCTCGGCGGGCATCGAGCGAGGCAAGGAGCTGACCTGGGACGCGGCGGCCGGATAAGCGGGGAAGGTGACCGGAGAAACATCGAAGAGCTCGTCGAACTCGAGAATCTTACGGCTTACAGATCCGTCTGCATTGTCGGTCCACTGATCGCGCTTGACAGTGAAGCCGAAGCTCGAGCCAGTAACATCTTT